CTTGTTCAATCGTTTCTGACTCATGAAGATTGAAATTCTGAGACAGGTAATGATCTCCGGGGAGTCCGTTTCGGCGGGCTCCATTTTGGAGGTTGAATACCAGCAAGCTGCAACTTTGATCAACCTCGGCAAAGCTGTCGAGTTCAAGGGAGAGGTTGAGGCTTGTGAGGCAAAGCCTGTTTCCAAAGAGGCGTCTTCTGAAGAGAAGGCTGCTAAGCCAAAGACCACAACTCGCAAGAGGACTAAGGAATGAGCATCGGCAACACTCGCAGGGCAACAACTCTGCTCACATTCATTGCGAATGACGTGACTACAGCAACCAAAACTGGTTCTGCAGTTGATTTAGAGGACTATGAGGGTGATATCGCTCTCAGCCTCGACGCTGAAGCAGGCGGCGGCAGCGTTACCTACGCGGTAAAGCTGACTGAATCAGACGCCACTGACGGTACTTATACCGACGTTTCTGGCGCTGCATTCACAACGACTGGTGCAAATACTGCGCTAGTTGAACAGCTGGTTATTAACAGCGACGAGACCAAGCGATTCATCAAATGTGTCGTGACAGTCGCAGGTGGTACAGGCGCAGGCGCAGTCAGCGTTTTGGGTCTTGCCTCTCCTAAGTACGGCTGATTTGTTTCATAACCCCCGGCAATCCGGGGGTCTTTTTTATGGCACTTGAGTTCACCGAAGATTTAGACGCTTTCTTCGATACGCCTGGCTTTACGGTTCCAGTCGTTCAAGGATCAACAACAAGTGTTGGCTACTTTGAATCGCCTAACGAAATCATTGCTGATGGAGTTGTACTGACCACTGATTACGCAGTTGTGGTCAAGACTTCTGACTTTTCAACCGTCTCAAGAGGGGACGCGATGACTGTTGAGGGTGTGGCTTATACGGTGCGTGAGCAAATGCTGCTTGACGATGGCAAGATTATGCGTGTGATGCTGATGAAGGATTAATTCGATGACAACAAAACGCGAAAACATCCTTGCTGCTATCGAGACGGCACTAGCTAACACGACTGGAGTAGGCACCAGGATTTACAGAAGCCGTGTTGAGCCTATGACTAGGGGGGAGTCTCCAGCGATCATTATTGAGCCTGTTTCTGACACCCCAGTCCAGAACACCAGCTTACCCACTCTGGATTGGACTCTTCGCGTAAGAATTGCGGTGATTGAGAGAGGTACGGTTCCAGATCAAGCGGCTGATGACACAATTGAATCTCTTCACAGCAAGATGATGGCTGACCTGACTTTGGGCGGCTATGCGATTGATGTTCAACCTGCTCAAACAAGTTTTCAGCTTTTAGAAGCCGACCAGCCAGCTGGAATTATTTTCTGCGAATTTGAGATTCGTTACCGCACTGAAGTTGCTGATTTGAGTCAGTAGTCCTTTCGGCCTAGGCTAAAACCTAACGATGCTCTCCATTTACCATGGCAGATGAACACAGTGGTCAAGGTGGCAGTTACCTTCTTGACCCTGAAACAGGCGTTCGTACTTTGATTAGGCGCACGCAACCACAAACCCCATCAAAGGAAAAATCCGATGGCACTGCTACTACGCAAACGCCTGATTCTGATCGAGGAGGAGTCGACCTACGGGACGGATCCGACTCCGACGGGAGCTGACGCAGTCCTTGTTCGTGATTTGAACATTGTGCCTCAGCAAAGTGACATTGTTAGTCGCGACTTGATTCGTCCTTACTTGGGGGCTTCTGAGCAGCTGTTGGCCAACACTCGTGTTGAATGCACATTTAGTGTTGAGCTTGCAGGTTCAGGCACGGCTGGTACTGCACCGAGGTATGGCAAAGCGTTGAAAGCTTGTGGTTTCAGTGAAACTGTTGCTGCAAACACGAGCGTCACCTATGTCCCTGTCAGCACAGCTTTCGACTCGGTCACTATCCACTACAACGTTGATGGTGTCAGACACAAAGTCACCGGTGCTCGTGGAACTTTTACTGTTTCAGCAAATGTGGGTGAAATCCCAACACTCGATTTCACGATGACTGGAATCTATGTGGCTCCAGATGATAGTGCTCAGCCAAGCGTTACCTATGCGAATCAGGCTACTCCCCTGATTTTCAAGCAAGGAAACACTACTGGTCTCAACGTGATGGGATTGACGACTGCAAAGTTGTCGACTTATTCGCTTGATATCGGCAATGAGATCGTCTACCGAGAACTTGTGGGCGGCACTGGAGAAGTGCTTCTGACAAACAGGAGCGTGAGTGGAAACCTCAGCATTGAGGCCGTCGCACTTTCCGTTAAGGATTACTTCGCGACAGCATTGGCCGACACGCTTGGGATCATTGAGTTCACTCATGGCACGGCTGCTGGAAACATAGTCAAAGTTGACTCTGCTAGAGGCGACATTGCGGATGTCTCTTATGGCGATCTTGATGGGATTGCAATGCTGGAAATTCCATTCACAGCAATTCCTAGCAGTGCTGGAAACGACGAGGTAGAGATCGTTTACACCTGATCAAGCTTCTGTTGTGTCTTGGGGAGCCTTTTCGGGCTCCCTTTTTTTGTGTAAGCTAATTCTGCTTATGCACTTATCTATCTAATGGCTTTTGTACGTAAAAAGGTAAAAACCTTCAAATGGCCCGTACAAGTAACAGAGCCTAGTGAGGATCGCCCAGGTGAATTTGACAAGTTTGAGTTTACGGCTGTATTCAAACGAGTAAAGCTTTCTGAACTTGAGTCTTTAGGGGAAGAGTCAGGATTGCCGTTATTGAAGAAAGTGATGATTGGCTGGGAAGGAATCCAGGATGAGGAAGGTAAAGAAGTGCCTTTTTCCAGCAAAGAGCTTGAATCGTTCTCTGACGATGTTGACTGGGTGAAAGCTGTCCTTGCGGCTTACACCAAAACTTACGAGGGAGCGGAAGCGGGAAACTAAGAGAGGCTGCGATTTATTGGGCGTCCGGCGGCAAAGAAGTCGAGGACAGCACCAATGATGATGCAGCTGCTTTTGGAATGATTTTGCCAAAGCCGGAGCCGACAGAGTCTACGGATTTTGAGGTTTGGGAAGAAAACTGGGATGCAGTCATCATGTTTCTGCGACTGCAGACCCAGTGGCAGGTTTCAATGAGTGGATATGTCGGATTGAAATATGAAGTACTGCTAGGTTCCGAAGGCTTGTTTGGCCTCTACAATGTGGAGGATCGTAGAGACATGCTTGAGCGTCTCCAGATAATGGAGGCGGCAGCCCTAAAGGAACTCCGGAAACGCTCTGATGGCAAAGGCAATTGACACTCTTTCCATCAGGCTTGATTTTAAGGCGGGATCTGGCTCTCAGCAGATAATTGACAAGATTGGCAATTCAATAAAAAACTTAAAAGTAATAACAGGCAAGACGGCTCCTTCTATTGAAAAAGTAAGAAGATCAATAAACGACTTTGCAAAGCAAGGCAATAGAAGCATCAGCACGATTGAAGGGCAAGTTACAGCATTAAGGGCATTAAGAAGAGAAGCAGATATCAATAGCAAGGAGTTCAAAGAGCTAACAGCTGACATTGGAAAGTATGAAAAGCAATTAAGCAAGGCGCAAGGTCAAAGAGGTGGTGGCGGGGCTCGTCAGGCAACACAGGTGGCTGGCGCCGTTATTTCTGGCGGCATTTTTGGTGGGCCTGAAGGTGCGATCGGCGGCGCACTAGGTGCCTTTGGCGGTGTTCAGGGAGCTTTCGCTGGCGCTGCTATTGGCGCTCAAGTTGGTGGTATTAGGAAATCTATTGGCGCTGCTGCTGATTATTCGGCGCAAATTCAAAAACTTCAGATAGCTCTTCGTGGTGTTGCTGGATCTCAAGAAAATTACACATCAGCTTTAGATACCGCGGCTCAAGTCACACGCTCTCTAAACGTTCCGCAGCAAGATGCAGTCCGAGGTGTAACTCGATTGACTGCGGCTGTAACTGGGGCTGGCGGACCTTTGCAAGATGCCGAGACAACATTTAAAAACGTAACTGCGGCAATTAAAGCCACTGGTGGCAGTACCGAGGATGTGAAAGGCGCGATTACTGCCATGGTGCAGGTGTTCTCAAAAGGTAAGGTCAGCGCAGAAGAGCTATCTGGGCAGCTTGGAGAACGTTTGCCTGGTGCTGTAACTTTGTTCGCTAAGGCCAACAAGATGACCTTGCCTGAGCTTCAAAAGAATTTAAAAGCAGGAACGGTTGGTCTTAATGAGTTAATGGCATTTATTGAAGAATTAGGCGTTAAATACTCTGGAACCGCTCTAAAAATTGCCGCTTCAAACGCTGAGGCTGGCACAAGGCTTACTGTCGCTTTCGATGAAATGAGGGCGTCTGTTGGCTTGGCATTGGGTGAGACTGGAGCCAAGTTGCAGGATACTTTCACAAAATTTATTCAAGACATAACGCCATCGATGGTTAAGGCAGCAAAAGTAATTGCCAAAGCAATGTCTGGCTTGGCTAACAATTTAGGTCCAGCATTGGCAGGCTTAGGAACCTTTGTAGGCATAATTACTGCCGCAGGTTTAATTAGTACCCTTACAAATTTAGCGTCAGGGCTTGGACTCTTAGGCATAGCTGCTAAGGGTTCAGCCACTGGAATTGGTGCGCTGACGGCTTCAATGGCTATAAACCCATTGTTTGGCGGAGCGTTAGCAGTTGCAGGCATTGTTGCAGGCATTGTTGCAGTAACCAACGCCCTTGGGCGACAAAAAAAAGAATTGCAAGAGCTTGCCAAGCTTAAGCCTGGACAGACATATGCAAGTCTCTCAAATGAAGAAAGAGCAACAAAAATTTCCTCAACTAAATCTTTAAGAGCAACCGCTGAGAAGGAACTTGAAGATCAGTTAGGATCTCTTTACAAGGGGCAAACCGTAGAAGAGGCTCCTATCAAAGTTAGGAATAGAATTGTAGAACTTAGAAAAGAAATCGCGGGATTCGATAAAGCTCTGGAACGTTTGACTACACCTGTAAAAAGAGACCCTAAGTCTCCTTTCAAGTACAACCCTGTTGCCGAAGAAGATGACGAAGGCGGCAGTGGCCGCAAAGGGCCGCAAGACATATTAAAGCCAGAAGCAGATGCATTGATTGCTGCCAATAATTTAAAGAGAAAAGGTGTTGAGATAACTAAAGAGGACATATTAGCGCAGCAAAAAATTGCACTAGAGGCGGCTAAGTCACTTCTTCCCCAAAAACAACGAGTAGAGATCAACAAAATCAACGTACAAGCTGCTAATGATATTTTTGCGTTAGAGGAGAGACAGAGGAAGCAAGCAGAAGACAAGATCAAGAAAGAGCAAGAAAAAGCACTTGCTCTCAGCCAGATTAAATTGGTAACAGGAGAGATAACAGAAGAGGAAGGTAGACAGGCAGAGATCAGACAGCAAGCCTTTGAACTCACCAAGCTATTCCCCGAACAGTTTGAGGCTGTACGTGCTGCGCTTGAAGAAGCTTCAAGTCCTTTGGGCAAGTTCAAGGATGGCTTGAAAGAGGTGTTTGAGTCAGCAATGGATCTGAATACTGCATTGGGCGAGGCTGGAGTTCAGGCAGTGAGCAGCTTTGGCGATGCTTTTGCTGATTTTGTTGCGACAGGCAAGGCAAGTTTTGCTGATCTAACTAAATCGATACTGCAGGACTTGGCGCGAATTTTTGCAAGGGCTGCCATGTTCCAAGCTCTTGCGGCTATTCCAGGAGTAGGCAATTTCTTGGGTCTGGCAAAAGGTGGGGTAACCAAAGGCATGACTCCTCCTACGACAATTCCTGGCGGTGTTGGCGCGATGGCAGCAAATGGTCTTGCAGTAGCCAGGAACGGAATTGTGCCTTACGCCAAGGGTGGCTTAGTTACAAAACCAACCTTGTTTCAGTACAAGCAAGGTGGTGTCGGCAACTACGGCTTAATGGGCGAAGCTGGCACCGAGGCAATCATGCCTTTACGTCGTGGTGCAAATGGCAAGCTTGGGGTTGAAGCTTCTGGCGGCGGGGTTAGTAATGTAGTGGTCAACGTTGATGCTTCTGGATCTAACGTGCAAGGTGACCAGCCAAATGCCAAGGCACTTGGTTCTGCAATTGGTGCAGCTGTGCAGGCTGAGCTAGTTAAGCAAAAACGACCTGGAGGACTGTTGAGTTAATGGCCACTTTCCCTGATATCGCTCCAGATTATGGGGCTTCAAAATCAGCGCAACCAAGCGTGCGTTCAATCCAATTCGGTTCTGGTTATTCCCAGCGTGCAACTTTTGGGATTAATCAAGATCCAAAAGCATGGAATTTGTCTTGGCAATATAGAACAACAGCTGACACCAATACTATTGAAGACTTTTTAGAAGCTAGAGCAGGTGTTGAATCATTTGATTGGTCGCCTCCGGATGAGGCAGTTACTTACAAATGGGTATGCTCAAACTGGACTAAAACAATGCCGTATGCGAACCTTTTCAATATAACGGCTACTTTTGTCCAAGTGTTTGAGGCGTAATGAGCTACCCAATCTCTGACCATGCCTGGGAGGCTAATAAAAGTTATCTTGCTGGTGATGTTGTTCGGGCGTCAGCATCACAAGGTTTAACCCTTGCATTTAAGTGCATTGTTGCTGGCACGTCAGATGATACCGAGCCAGTTTTCCCACGACAAATCACTCATACTGTTAAGGATGACGGAGTGACATGGGAGGCGTTTGAGCCTCTTTCAGATGAACTGCAAAAGCTAGCGCCAACTGCTGTTATAGATTTGTTTGAAATTGTTTTAACTCCACTAGTCAATAACACAGCCCCGCAAAATGTCCGGCAAGCTGATGGAACAATTGATGACAATACATATTTACGTTATCACGCCGGAACTAATAATTTAGTTGAAAATGTTGTATTCGACAGCAAAACCTACCCTGCAGCACCTGTTGAAGTTGATGGCTTTGCATTCTCGTCAAAAGGCACCTTGCCAAGACCAACCTTGAAAGTGGCAAATGTAAACAACGCTATTAGCGCCTTGCTGCTTTCGCTTAATCCTGATACGGGAGAAAAAATCAATCCGCTAAAAGCAGAAGTCAGACGAATTCGCACGTTTAAAAAATTTCTTGATCCTGTTAATTTTGGTCCTCAATTAATTTTGACAGAAAACGACGACTTGCTTGTTACTCAGCAAAACGCTAATTTTATTATCGGCGTTAGCGGCAATGACACTGCAGACCCAGACGCAAAGTCTGTTGAAACGTGGTATATCGATCGTGTTGCCTCAGAAAATCTGCAATTTGTTGAGTTTGAGCTAACAGCAAGGCTTGATTTGATAAACCTTCAGTTGCCAAGGCGCGTTGTCAATGAGTTCTGTCCCTGGAAGTACAGAGGCACAGAATGCGGTTACAACGGATCTAACTTTTTTGATGTGCATGATGACCGAACGTTTGAAGCAAATGACGTTTGCGGTAAACGCTTAAGCAGTTGCAGGGCAAGGTTCCCAGACGATAAAGGTGACGGTGCTGAGGCAATTCCGTTTGGAGGCTTTGTTGGAGCAAGACTTCAGGCTTGATGCGATAAAACACGCACAGGCTGAAATGCCGCGTGAAGCTGTTGGATTAGTTGTTGATGGGGCGTATTGGCCGTGCAAGAACATTGCTGACGTTCCGCAAAAGCACTTTGTGCTTGACCCGCACGATTACGCAGCGGCCACGTTTGCTGGGAAGATTGAAGCAATTGTGCATTCTCACCCAGAGGGGACGCCACCAAGCGAGTGTGATCGCAGGGCATGTAAGCAAAGTAAACTGACTTGGTACGTGTATTCCGTGCCAGATAATTTATGGTCAACTATTCACCCTTGATAGGTAGGGAATTCGTGTATGGGACGCAGGATTGCTATAGCTTGCTGCGTGATTACTATGCGTTGCGTGGCATTGACTTTCCTGACTTTGAAAGACCTAAAAATTTAGAGTCGACCGATAGCATTTTTTTTCGTCACGCCAAGACGCTTGGTTTTGTGCTTGTAGATTTTGACGATCGAGAAGAGGGCGATGTACTAATTATGCGGCTAGGCACTAGAACGCCAATGCACGCAGCGATTTATCTAGCTGGCGATCGAATTTTGCACCAGCGCATGAACAGCATCAGTGCGGTGGAACCATTTGGGCGGTACTATAGGCAGAGCGTTGCCGCCGTCTATCGCTATGCAACTGGTGATGTTAGCCGGTGAGCTGGGCGAAAAATACGGCACACAACACGAGTATTACAACCTAAGGACACCAGCAGACGCGATAAAACTGCTGTGCGTGAATCACCCTGGCTTTCAGCGGGATTTGGTGACCGCGCACGAAAACGGGATTGGCTACAAGCTGATCCAATCTGGTGCGGCAATGGGATATGACGAATTGCATTTGCCGTTTGGCAGCAAGCCAATGATGCTTGTGCCGGTGATTAGCGGCAGTGGCGGCTCAACAGGTCAGATTTTGGCTGGAGTTGGTTTAGTTGCGGCTGCCATTATCCTCGGCCCAGCTGCTGGCGGTTTCTTAGGGCTTGGGGCTGGATTAGCAGGCACTGGAGGTGTAGCAGGTGCAACTGCTGCAGGAATTATTGGTGGGGCTGCTGCAACAGCTGTTGGCGCAATTGGGGCAAGCATGATTCTTGGCGGCGTGGCTCAGTTGATTTCGCCGCAGCCAGAAGTACCAAAACTTAGTTCGAATCGCTTTGATGGTGGCACAAACGTAGGTGGTGCCGGGCCACAAGGCGTAACTCGTGGTGCGGATGGCCAGCAATCCTATGGGTTTACAGGGCCTGCAAATACTGTTGGAACGGGTGCAACTGTGCCTGTAATTTATGGAGAAGTTATTACTGGTGGGCACCTGTTAGCGGTAAACCTTGAAGTGACTGACGAGTCAGACCGTTTAGCAAAAGCAATTACTCGTCCAGACGTGCGTGAGACGACTATCAATAGCGAGCGAATTACTAGAGACATTAAATCTGCTGGTGGTTTAAAAGTAAGGCGATTACCAAGCCGTTTTGATATAAAAACCAACGATAGGGACAAGAAAATAAGAATCGATCAAGGCTTTGGCCCAGGTGAAGGCAGGTCGTTGAGTGTTGGAAAAATAATTACAACAGGCAGTGACACTGATTTAAGGTATAACAAAGGCGACAACAAGCGTGAAAGAGTTGACGTTATTTTCAAGCTTGAAAACGGTTTGTCCGACAACGTGTCAGGCCCAAGTTCCACAAAAATACCTGGCTTTATTACATATGAGGTTAGGTTAACTTTGAGGCGAAGTGGTGCAGATGCACTTGCCGCAACAGCCCGCACAACTGTGCAAGGGCTTTTTAACCCAAATCAAAGTTTAGTTTACGGTCAACGTTTAGAATTACCAAAGGTAAAAAATAGCAGTGTCAGGGGGATTACCGTAGACGTTGAAATTATTGACGCTGAAGCAATCGACCGGACGACTTTTGCTGTTATCGGCTACGGCTACGACCTTCTTTAAAAATGGCTCTTAACTCCACAACCAATCTTCACGTCGTTGACCTGATCAGCGAAGGACCTATCGAAGGTCTTTCGACACAAAACCGGCAAAGCATATTTTTAGACGAAACGCGAGTACCAGGCAAAAACCAGGGCACGTACGACTTTGCGATGCGCCTTGGAACACCTAAGCAATTGCCTTTTGGTGATCAAACTGCGTTTAAGGATAACGTTTCATCCTTAGTTGATGTTGGAGTCCAGGTTGGCGCAAACTACAGCGAAGTCTTAAATGTAAACAATCAAGTTAAGAAAAGAGATTATGGGGAAGGTGATGTTGTTCGTACCATTACAGATACAGAAGTAGACTCTGTGCAGCTGGTATTTACAGTGCCCAAGCTGTATTGCCAAGGAATGGAAGGGCTTGCGAAGGGTCAGCTATTTTTTGCACAAATAAAGTTTCAAGTTGCGATCCAAGCAAAAGGTAGAGGATATGAGCCAGTTGATTTATTAGATGCTGACGGGGTTGAAACCGGCAACAATATAATAAAAGGAATTTCCACGTCAAACTATCAGGTAAAAACTAGCGAGATTAAGTTAGACGGCGAAGGGCCTTGGAACATCAGGGTAAGAAAGAAATCTTTTAGGCCAAAAGAAAGTGCGTTTGAAGTCCAAAAAGAAGACTTTGAGGACATTTCAGAAAAGACTCCTCTTGCAAACACTCGTGCTGACACTTTAATCTGGAACTCAATTATTGAGATTAAAAATGTTAAGGTAAATTATGCAAACACGGCCTGTATTGCTTCAAGCATTGATGCAGAGCTTTTTAACACGTTGCCTAAGCGTGCATATCAAGTACGTGGCTTAAAAATTAAGATTCCAAGCAACGCCACACCTCGTTCAGATGGGAGTTTGGACTACAAAACTGATATTCCCTTCGACGGTCAGTTGCGAGACGGGTTGCATTGGACAACATGCCCTGTTTGCTGTTTCTACGACATGCTTACCAACTCTCGATATGGAGCGGGAGACTTTATTGATACCAACAATGTTAGCTGGATTGATTTAATTGAGCTGTCCAAGTATTGCAATGAGCTGATCCCTAAAGACCCTTTTAATCCTGGTGAAGGGGAAGAGCCAAGGTTTGCAATTAACACTGTGATTGGTTCACGGGCTGATGCGTATAGCGTCTTACAAGATCTTGCGAGTGTATTTCGCGGGATGGTCTACTGGAAAGCTGACACCGTACAAGTTGCGGCAGACCATGGAAATATTGACGGCAGTGCTCTTGACCCTATTCATGTTTTTAACAATTCAAGTGTTGTTGGCGGCGGGTTTGAATACAGCGGATCGTCCCTTAAAACACGTAGCTCGCGTGTAACTGTTAGGTATAACGATCCAGACAATTTCTATAAGCCAAATTCTGTAATTATCGAAAATCAAAGCTTGATTGCTAAGTATGGGGTGCAAGAGCGTGATGTAGTCGCGTTTGGCTGCACATCAAAGCATCAAGCTCAACGCATGGGACGGTGGATTCTTGCTTCAGAAGAAACTGAAGGCAACGTTGTTTCGTTCTCTGTTGGTTTAGAGGGTCTTGCTGTATTGCCTGGACAGATTTTTGCGGTGTCGGACGCAATGCGTCAAGGCGCTCGATTAGCAGGCCGTGTTTCTGCTGCAGAGCTTGATCATATTATTGGCGATCAAACGATTGCGTTGCCTGGCGGAAGTAACAACGTAGTGACTGTTGTGCTGGCTGATGGAACGGTTGAGGCAAAAGCGATCAGCAGCGTTCTTGGTAGTCGGATTAATGTTTCTAGCCCCTTTTCCCAGGTACCGGCTGATGATGCTGTCTACACAATTACAAATAGCAGTGTTGAGAATCAAAAGTTTCGCTGTCTTTCGGTAGGGGAAGGGGAGAATGGTATTTATTCAATTACTGGCGTTCAGCATGTAGATAACGTCTACAACGTTGTAGAAGGCAAGGACTCACGGCTTGATTTTGCTGATATTTCGCTATTTGACGAAAAGCCTGAGCCACCAGAAGATCTGCAAATTACGTTTTCTGAAATTAGTCAAAATGACAATACAGTTAATAGAACTGTTTTCTCCTGGAGCAGAGGCTTAATTTCAACTGCTATCAAATTTAAAGTGCGATACAGAGTTGGAAGTGGCAACGATATTGAGACAGAAACAACAAACACGTATATCAACATTGACGGCTTACCTGTTGGTGCGGCTTTCTTTGGTCAAGTTAAATCAATTGGTCCAGCACCAAACAATAAAGAGTCAGAGTTCTCAACTTTAAGCGTCACTGTTGGTGCGTCCGACGTTACGACAACTGTTAACGGCGGGACAAATCAAACATTACCGCCTGACGCTCAAGACGTAACTATTGAAGCTGTCGGCAAAGATCAAGTTATTCTTCGCTGGATCATACCTGCGACTGGCAGCAACATATTAAACCTAATTGCAATTATCCGTCATTCAGACAAAACAGATGGCACGGGTGCTTGGGCGGATAGCTCATTACTTCGTCGCGTTGAAGCAAGAACAGGTTATGTAAGTTTGCCTTTGATTGAAGGTGAATATCTTGTCAAATTCGAGACTAAGACTGGTGCGAGAAGCGAAAATGCAGTCAGCGCAATTATTGACTTGCCTGATGCGATACCAAGGTTTAACTTAGAAGTTGCGCGTGAGCATCAAGACCCGTTTGAGTTTGAGGGGCAAAAAGATGGTGTTTTCTATAACGACAACTTGGATGGCCTAGTCCTTGACGGAGATGCGTTGTTGGACAATATTGCCAATACTTTTGACGATTTAACGACTGTTGATTTTACTGGAACGCAGGGCAATGCAGGCACTTATCATTTTGGAAAAATTTTAGATCTAGGCGCGAAGTACAGTATTTTGCTCAAGAGAAGACTCTTGATGCGTGGTATTTATACAAGTGATTTAATTGACGATCGGATTGAGTTTATAGACAACTGGACTGATTTTGACGGCGTAATTGCTGACGACACAAGTGCAAGCGTTTACTTTCGTAAAACAGATCAAGAATCTATTGCCGCTCATCAAGTGCAGGAAAACGGTGATTTTCTGCAGCTTGAGGATGGCGGCAAAATTAAGCTCAGCTCAAATTTAGAATTTGAAGAATGGATTCCTCTTGAAAACGGAAATTACGTTGGTAGACAGTTTCAGTTTAAAGCCGAACTAGAAACGTTCCATCCTGATCAAACACCTTTAATTGATCAACTTGGTTATTTAATGCAGCTTGAACGGCGGACTGAAAATAGTGAGCTTATTTATTCTGGCGAAGCAACAAAAAATGTAACTTTTGAGTACCCGTTCTATACCGATGACGACACCAAAGTTGCTGTTTCGATTATTGCTTACGATCTACAGAGCGGTGATTACTACGAAATGTCTGAGCCGACAGCCACCGGCTTTAGCGTTACGTTCAAAACTTCATTTGATGGTGACGTAGTCGTGAGTCGTAGCTTTAGATATACTGCTGTTGGATATGGCACACTACAGCCAACGACCCCTTAGCTGAATTAACTATGGCTCAAGCTGACGGCAATGTTGCGAATGGTAGTGGATCCGCTGTTCGTAGCGACATCAATACACAGCTTGGCGCGTTGTGGACCAATCACAGTGGTTCGACCGAGCCTTCTACAAAGTATGCGTATCAGTTTTGGGTTGACACTACCGCTGGTGAATTAAAGCTACGGAATGGGGCAAATAGTGCATGGATTTCGCTTCGTTCAACAACAAGTGGGGGAATTGTTTTTCCTGCTGGTAGCGAAGCGGCTCCATCGTTAACGTTTGCTACTGACGGCCCTGATCACGGTTTTTATCGTTCTGCAGCTGGCGAAGTTGCTTATGTCACTCAGTTTAGCGGCGCTGATTTTACGCTTTTTAAGCTTGGTAAAGACGCGGGCGCAGGGCCATCGTTTTACTGGGGCGGTGCTGTTAATGCTACTGACCAAAACAATAACCCTCAGGGGACAAACAGTTACGAAGGGTTTGAGCTTCAAAAAAGAGGCAGGATTAATATTTCTATGAATGGCAGTCCTTGTGCAAAATTTAATCGAATTGGCACAGGTGGTCTTAGTGCTCTTGGATCTGTTGTCCAGTTTCACGCTAACGGTGTTCAAGCCGGTCGTGTTGGAATCCTTAGCTCAACAGACGTTAGTTTAATTGACAACTCAGACCGTCGATTAAAAGACAACATTACTGACATGCCGGAGGCCAAGTCTCGAATCAATCAGATTCAGATGCACCGTTTCCGCATGATTAGTGCGGATATTTATGAAGAAGGTTTTATTGCACAAGAGCTGCAAACTGTAGCTCCTGAGGCGGTAATGGGAACGGAAGACAGTGTTGATGAGGATGGCAATATTGAATATATGGGTGTTGGTAAAGATATGTTGGTGCCATTGTTGATGAAAGGGCTTCAAGAAGCTTTTGCAGAGATTTCTGCTTTGACTGCTCGTATTGAAACCCTGGAGGCTGGCTAATGGCTGATCGCAAAATTTCTGCGCTAACAGAACTTACAGCTCCTGCTACTGCAGACACCTTCCCAATTGTTGACGTTAGCGAAGCTGCAAACGTTGATAAAAACAAGAAGATTGAGTTTGGCACGCTCCACAAGGCATTGCCTGATGGAACGGAATCTGGCCCTGCTGTTGCATTTTTGTCTGATAGCAGTGCCACAGGGCTATATCGTTCTGGCGCTAATGAATTGGCGTTTAGTGCCAACTCAACCAATATTGGCAAAATCACAGCAACTGGTTTTCAGCTAGGCACTGGAACGGCTGCGGCTCAACTGCATCTGTTTAGTACCGATACGACCGATCAGGTCATTATTGAGAACACAGATGCTGGCCTGGATACTGCACCTGATGTGGTGTTGTATCGCAACTCTGCGTCACCAGCTGCTAGCGACAACCTTGGCAACCTTGAGTTTCGCGGGGAAGACAGCGCAGGCAACGCTCAGGCGTATGCCCAGATCCTTGCTCAAATCCAAGATCCCACTAGCGGATCAGAGGATGGCACTCTTGATTTGATGACCGTATCAGGCGGTTCTGTCGCAACACGGATCCGCCTGTTTGGCAACAAGGTTGGTATCGGTGAAGCTGCCCCAGCTCATCCGCTCCACATCACGGAATCAGTTGAGAACACAGCGTTATTCCTTGAGTCAAAGGAAAACGTTGCTGTTAGTGCTGGTGATATTACGTTGTATCACCACCGCAATGGTGCGGTAGGTCAAGCGGCTGATGCCCTGAGTGCTCTGATCTTCCAGGGCAATAACGGTGCTGGAACGCCTGAGCAAATTCAGTTTGCCAAGATTGAGGCGTCAATTGTTGATCCAGTTGATACGACAGAAGACGGCAAGATTGATCTGCAGGTCCAGGCGGCTGGAACGTTAACGAGCATGGCGGCGATTAGTGCCGCGAATGTGACGTTAGGGTCACGGCCTATTTTGCCAACCCATACTCCTGCATCAGCTACGGCTGCTGGAACGGCAGGCGAAATTGCATGGGATGCAGACTATATTTACGTTTGCACTGCCACGAACACTTGGAAACGAGTTGCGATTGGTACTTGGTCTTAAAATTAAGCTAAAGCATCGACAGTCATGGCAAACGTCAAGATTTCGGACCTGACGGCATACGTCGATCCGTCCAGTTTAGATATTTTGCCGATTGTCGATTTGGTGAACGACGTTACCAAGAAGGTGACGATTGCGGATTTATTGGAGAATGCAGGGGACGGGAGTGCTGCTGCACCTGCGTTTGCATTTAATTCTGATAGCAATACTGGTATTTATAAAAGTGGTGCAGATGAGCTGAGTTTTGCAACTGGTGGAACGCAAAGGCTTTTAATTGATGCGTCAGGCAATACAACGGTCCAAGGAAATCTTACTGTCAGCGGCACAATCCCTGGATACACGCCACGGACATCTGCTACTGGGTCTTCCAATCTTTCAGTTGGTACTACTGCACAGCGTGATAGCAGCCCTGCTGCGGGGATGATCCGATACAACTCGACTCTTAGTCAGTTTGAAGGCTATGGATCAGCGTGGGGATCTATTGGTGGTGGGGCGACAGGTGGAGGCAGTGACACCTGGGCTGTCGAGCATGACAATACAATTACGACGTCTTACACTATTGGTGCAGGCAAGAACGTAATTTCAGCTGGGCCTTTAACGGTCAACAGCGGTGCGACAATTACC